GCGCCACACGCTTGGCGATGGATAGAGTCAGCCTGCCGGGGCAGACGAAACCCGCGAGTGCACGCGCAACCCTATGAACGGGCCGTCGCCAGCCGTGTGGTCAAGCGCTGAACGCGTGAGGCCCTCGTGGCCGCCACAAGATGTCTCCTGGGCTGACTCGGCACCAGCCCCTTTGCCCAGCTAACTGCCGGGCTTTTTTCTTCCTGAGGTACGCATGGGCGTCAACTCGGTCTCGCATCACTTCGTCATGCGGTCCAGCTGCGAACAAGCAGCGCTGCAGGCCGAGGAATCGGAATTCGATAGATGGATGCGACACCGAGTCAACGTTGCTCATGCCAAGTTCATGGAGCGCACCGCTTACCACCTTAGCTGCGACTGGCCGCCCTTCTCACCCGAGGCGATCGCTGCCTTCGCGAATACGCCAGGGCTGCCTCGATACAACCGCTAAGACTATTCAGATGCCGAAGCTGCAAACGTTGAAGTCCAGCCTACAGATGGCGCGCAGCCGCATCACCCCATCGCAGCCGCTCCGCGCCGACATCGTTGAGCGCAAGCGCGGCTGGTCTGGCGTGAAGGATCGCGAGCGCATCCGTCAGCGCGACGAAGGTCAGTGCCAGCAGTGCAAGCGCGAACGCCGCGAGCACATCGGCATCGGCACCGACGTCGACCACATCAAGCCGCTGTGGAAAGGCGGCAGCGATGACGACAGCAACAAGGAAATGCTGTGTCGCGAGCATCACGATGCGAAGTCGGCCCGCGAGACGGCCGAACGGGCAGGAAGATAGCCATCAAGCAACATTGTTGCATAATCGCAACGGGGGGGTATCGAACGTTTGGGGCGTCCCGGACAGACACCGACTCCCCACCCACGTGCAGATTAAATCCCCCTTTTCGAAAGAATTCAAATGGCAGGTCAACCAGGCCGGAGCGGCGGTGCCCGTCCGGGTGCTGGCCGCCCGAAGAAAGAACCCGCTGTGCTGCCGCTGGCGGTCCAGTACAGCGACCCGATCGATTTCCTCAAGGCGGTGATGAACGACACCGGCGCCGACGCGAAACTGCGCGTCGGCGCAGCGCGTGCCCTGATGCCGTTTATGCACAAGAAGCTGGGCGAGGGCGGGAAGAAGGACCAGAAGAACGAGGACGCTAAAAAAGTGGCGGGGCGCTTTGCCCAGGCCACGGCGCCGCGGCTGGCTGCGGCCGGCGGTAAGAAGGTCTGACGATGGGTGCGACGCCAGCATGGACGACAGCCTGTCTCGACTGGGAGCAGCGCCTCATCAATGGCGACTCCATCATCCCGCCCCCGATTTTTCCCGACCAGGCCGAGCAAGCGCTCGCCATCTTCAAACTCCTGCAGGTTACCGACCTGCCGAAGAGCGTCTGGGACGAGGTCCTGGGCGAGTACCGAAGCCCGAACTTTGGCGAGTGCAGCGATGAATTTGTATTCGATTTCGTTGCTGCGATCTTCGGTGGGTACGACGCTGAAACCGGCAAGCAGCTGATCCGCGAGTACTACCTTCTGATCAGCAAAAAGAACACGAAGTCGACCATCGCCGCCGGCATCATGCTGACGGCCTTGATCCTCTGCTGGCGCGAGGGAGAAGAGCACCTGATCCTTGCGCCGACCAAGGAAGTGGCAGGGAACAGTTTTATTCCTGCTGCCGCGATGGTGCGCGCCGATCCTGAGCTCAGCGCCTTGTTTCATGTGGCTGACCACCTCCGGACGATCACGCATCTGGTCTCGCGCGCGTCGCTGAAAGTCGTCGCGGCCGACACCGATACCGTTTCGGGCAAGAAGTCCGGCAAGGTGCTGGTCGACGAGCACTGGCTGTTCGGCAAGCGCGCAAATGCTGGCGCCATGTTCATGGAGGCGCTTGGCGGCCAGGTGTCGCGCGACGAAGGTTGGGTCATCTACCTGACGACACAGAGCGACGAGCCGCCGGCCGGCGTGTTCAAGGAAAAGCTCGATTACTACCGCGACGTCCGCGACGGCAAGATCCACGATCAAAAGTCGCTTGGCGTGCTCTACGAGTACCCGGCGAAGATGCTGAAGGCGAAAGCCTACCTCGACTCGTCAACGTTCTACATCACGAATCCGAACCTGGGTCGCTCGGTCAGCCTCGAATGGCTGGAGGACCAGCTCAAGAAACTGGAGCACAAGACCGACGGCTCGCTGCAGAAATTCCTGGCCAAGCACCTGAACGTGCAGATCGGCATGAACCTGCGCGCCGATCGGTGGGCCGGAGCGGATTTCTGGGAGAAACAAGCAAAGATCCCGGGCCTGACACTCGAGCAGCTGCTCGATCGGTGCGAGGTGGTCACTGTCGGCATCGACGGCGGCGGCCTGGATGACTTGCTAGGCTTTGCCGCCCTGGGCCGCGAGCGCGGCACGAAGAAGTGGCTCGCCTGGACCCGGGCGTTTATCCACCCAATCGCCATCGAGCGCCGCAAGAGCGAAGAGACCAAATACAGCGACTTCGAACAGCAAGGCGACCTGGTGATCATCCCGGAACTTCCCGGCGACGTCGCCGCGGTGGCCGCGCTCGTTAAGCAGGTTGACGACAGCGGGCTGCTCGCCTCGGTCGGACTCGACCCGGAGAAAACCCACAAGGTCATGTTCCAGGCCCTGGTCGACGCCGAGATCGACGAGTCGAAGTGCTTCGGGATCTCGCAGGGCTGGAAGCTGATCGGCCCGATCAGCGTCGCGGAACGGAAGCTTGCCGAGGGCGTGCTCGTGCACGGCGGCCAGGCGCTCATGACCTGGTGCGTCGGAAACGCGAAGGTCGAACCCCGCGGGAACGCGGCGCTGATCACCAAGCAGGCTTCGGGCACCGGAAAGATCGACCCATTGATGGCGCTGTTCAATGCAGTCTCCCTGATGGCGCTCGACCCCGAGACCCCGGACGCGCCTGAAATTTACGTTATGGACTACTGATGACCGGAAAACTACTGAACCTGGAGGCCTCGCGGCAGGAATCGCGCGTGCTGGGCTCCTGGCTGGCCGGTCGAGACGGCGCGGCCGAACGCGCCGGCGTCGTGGCCCTGGGCGAGAACTCGCACAGCGCCCTGGAAATGGGCGAGCTGGCCAACCTGCTGGGCGCCGCACATCGGTCGTCGTCCGGCGCCGCGGTGACGGCTGAGACCGCAATGCGCGTTTCGGCGGCCTACGGCTGCATGGCGCTGGTCGCCGGCGCGATTGCTACCCTGCCGGTCGGCGTGTTTCAGCGTACCGGCAACGACCGCGATTCGGCCGACCACGATTACTGGTGGATGCTGAACGAAAAGGCGACCGACGGCTGGACCGCCTCGGCAGCCTGGGAGGCGATCATGCTCTCGAAGCTGTCGCATGGCGATGGCTTTGGCGAGTGGATTCGGCCAGGCTTTCACAGCAACCGGGTGATCGGCTGGAAGCCTCTGCCGCGCCACACGGTGCAGCCTTTCAAGGATGGGAGCGAGGTCTACTACCGCATCAGCCCGGGCGACAAGCCATCGTATGTCCTGAACCGAGCCGACGTGATCCACCTGCCCAGTCTCGGCTTCGACGGCCTGACCAGTCCGAGCCCGCTGACCTACGCGGCCCTGGAGGCGATCGGCACCGCGCTGGCCGCCCAGGATCACGCGGGCAAATTCTTCTCGGGCGGCGCCAACTTCGACTACGCCCTCAAATCGGAAAAGAAACTCGACGAAAAGCAGATGCAGCTGCTCAAGGCATCGCTGATCGCGCGCGCTCAGAACGGTGGCCGCGGCCCCCTGATCCTCGGCGGCGGCCTGGTGCCAGCGCAGCTGAGCGTGAATTCGAAGGATGCCGAAATCCTGGCGACCCGGCTGTTCACCGTCGAGGAAATCTGCCGGATATTCGGCGTGCCGCCGCACATGGTCGGCCACACCGAAAAGCAATCCAGTCAGGGAAGCGGCATTGCAGAGCAAGGCGCCAGCTTCGTACGCTACACGCTGCAGCGGCACCTGACCCCGATCCAGCAGGAATTGAACAGCAAGCTCTGGCCGGTCCGCCAGAAGTACTTCGTCGAACACATCACAGCTGCGCTCGAGCGCGGCGACATTAAGGCGCGGTACGAGGGGTATCGGATCGCCCTGGGGCGCGCTGGCGAGATGCCGTTCATGACCGCTGACGAAATCCGCCGGCTGGAGAACATGCCGCCGAACACCAATTTGAAAATGAACGGAGGCAACAGTGCCGAAAAGTCTGACCCAGCTCCTGGCGAGCAACAAAAAGCGGCCTGACCGGCTGCCGCAATCGCGCATTGTCGCGAGCGCGGACGGTGGCGAGACCGAGATCTATATCTACGACGCGATCGTTGCCGACGAGGACACCGCGTACTGGTGGGGCGGCGTTTCGGCCGAGGCCCTGGTGCCGGCTATCCGCAACATCAAGGGCGGCACGATCCACCTGCGCATCAACAGCCCGGGCGGCGACGTCTTCGCCGCGCAGACCATCTGCCAGGCGATCCGCGACACCGGCGCCAAGGTGATCGCCCACATCGACGGCTACGCCGCCAGCGCAGCGACCGTGATCTCCATCGCGGCCGACGAGGTCGAGATCGCCCCCGGCGGGTTTTTCATGATCCATAACGCCTGGACCTGGGCGATGGGCAACGCGAACGACCTGACCGCCACCGCCGTCCTGCTCGGGAAAATCGACAGCAGCCTGGCCGGCCAGTATTCGCAGAAGAGCGGAATGGCCGTCGACGACGTGCGCGCCGCTATGGATGCCGAGACCTGGTACACGGCGGACGAAGCTGTCGCGGCCGGCCTGGTCGACCGCATCGCCGTGGGCAAAAAGGCCGAGGCCTCCTGGAACATGAGCGCCTATGCCAAGGCGCCGAAGATCGAGAACAAGGAGCCGGAGCAGCTCGACCCTGCTGCCACCGAAGAACACCGCGCGCGCCAAATGCAACGCATCAGCATGATGGCCCGCAGAAAAGTTAGCTGACGCTCTCGCGCCACTAAACCAGCCGCTTTCGAGCGGCGTTTTTTTCGCCCACCCCGGCCGCGAGAGCGGACCAACCACCGAAAGGCACTACCCACATGAGCAAGCTCGCCCAACTGCGCGCCCAACGCGACGCCGCGGCCAAAAAAGTCCACGACCTGAACAACAAGTACCCGACCGACCAGCGCATGCCGGCCGCAGAAGCTGCCCAGCTGGACGGCTTCCTGGCTGAAGTCGAAGCGATCGACGCCGAGATCTCGCGCGAACAGCGCATCGCGCAGCTGGCTGGCGAAAACCCCGAGGCACAGCACGACGCCGCGATGCAGGCCGCTGCCCGTGGTGGCGCGCGCGACGCAGATGAAAGCGCCGCGCTGCGCGCCATGCTGGCCGGTGGCCTGTCGAACCTGAGCGCTGCACAGCGCAGCGCGATGAACGCACGCGTGAACCACGACATCCGCGCCGCGATGTCGACCACCACTGGCTCCGAGGGCGGCTACACCGTCGCGACCGAGTTCAACAAGACGCTGATCCAGGCCATGAAGGCCGCGTTCGCAGTGCGCAATGTCGCCAGCAACATCCAGACCTCGACTGGTGCCCAGATGCTGTTCCCGACGGCCGATTCGACCTCGGAAGAAGGCGAAATCGTCGGCCAAAGCGCCCCCGCAAACCTCGGCGAGACCGGCTTCGGCCAGGCATCGATGGACGTGTACAAGTACTCGTCGAAGTCGATCGCGTTGCCGTTCGAACTGATCCAGGACTCGATGTTCAACCTCGAGGCCTACATCCAGAGCCTGCTGCAGCTGCGCCTGGGCCGCATCCAGAACCGCCACCACACCGTGGGCACCGGCACCGCGCAGCCGCGCGGCATCGTGACCGCGTCCGGCGCCGGCAAGGTGGGCGCCACCGGCCAGACCCTGACCGTCACCTACGACGACCTGGTTGACCTGGAGCACTCGGTTGACCCGTACTACCGTGCGACGGCCAAATGGATGATGCACGACGACACCCTGAAGGTCCTCCGCAAGCTCAAGGACGGCAATGGTCGTCCGATCTTCGTGCCGGGCTACGAGCAGGGCAACCCGGGCGGCGCGCCTGATCGCCTGATGGGTCGCGAGATCATCATCAACCAGCACATGCCGGTGATGGCGGCGAACGCCAAGTCGATCCTGTTCGGCGACTTCTCGAAGTACCTGATCCGCGACGTGATGGATCTGACCGTGTTCCGCATGACCGACTCGAAGTACACCGAGAAGGGCCAGGTCGGCTTCCTCGCCTTCCAGCGTTCGGGCGCGAACATGGTCGATATCGGCGGCGCGATCAAGTACTACCAGAACAGCGCGTCGTAATCAAATCCGGCGGCCGGCGTGGTGCTGGCCGCCCAACCTCATCAGGAGAACAACATGGCAACCGAAGCTAAAAAATTGAAGGGCCGCGTGCTGGTCGATGGCGCCTATGGCAAGTGCGACGACGTGATCGAGATCGACGAAAAAGAAGTCAAGGCGCTGGCCGGCGTGGTCGACACCGACCCTGCCGCCGTCGCGTACGCCGAATCGCTGAAGTAATCCGCAGGCGCCTGGAGGTCGACATGATCCACCTGGAAATGAGCACGCGAACTTCCGAGATCCGCGCCTACGACCAGCCAGGCGGCTACGAAAAACGATTGCCTTACCGCGCAATCGTCACCGTCACGCACCTCAACGACCAAGTCGTCTACCTGAGTGGCGCCCATGGCATCGCCGACCGCGAGACCTGGGAATCGATGCTCAACCTGCTGCGCGCAAGCGGCGTCACCACGGTGATGCTCGAGCGGCGCGGGCGCATGAAAACAATCGAGCTGTCGGCGCCCGGCGCCGGCGGCCAAACGAATAATTGAGGACCACATGGCCACCGTCCCATTCATCAAATTTCAGGAATTCGTCAAGGCGGTCGCCCACGGCAAGCACAACCTGAGCACCGCGCAGATCAAGGTCGCGCTGACGAACACGCTCCCGGTTGCCGCCACTGCCGGCGTCCTCGCCGACATCGCCGAAGTCGCCTACACCTACTGCTCGAGCCGCAACGTGACTACCAGCGCGTCGGCGCAGACCGGCGGCACCTACAAGCTGACCTGTGCGGATGCGACCCTGACCGCTGCTGGCGGCTCGGTCGGCCCGTTCCGCTACGCCGTGCTGTACAACGACAGCGCGACCGCGAAGGATCTGATCGGCTTCTACGACCGCGGCGACAGCATCACGCTGCTCGACGGCGAATCGATCCTGCTCGACCTCGACCAGGCCGGCGGCGTCCTGACCTTGGGTTAAGCCATGACGATCAAGCACAAGTTCGTGTCGGGGAAGGCGTCGACGCCGGATCCGGACGACATCGACGCGGGCAAGTGGAACGAGGAGCACCTCGTTGACGCGGCTGGCATCCCGATGGCGTCCAGCGTGGCAGGTGCTGCGGCGCCGGCGTCTGGCCTGGTCACGTTCGCCCAGGACTTCGCCGGGCGCCCGATGCTGGCGGCCTTGGCCCCGACTGGCGCGGCCATGCTGCAGCAGACGGCTTTTCTGCGCTGTCGTCCGGCCTACTGGTTGCCGAACGGAGGCACGACCACCGTCACGGCCAGCGGCATGCTCATTAATCCGGGCGCCCCAACCGCGCGATCGGTCGGCTCATTGTCGTTCTTCACCTCGCACCGTCGCGTCGGCTACGTGACCGCCGCGACGGCCAACGCCAACGTCAACGCACGTGCCGGCACGGCGTCCGAGCGGCTTTATATCATCGGCACCGCCCCGCGCACCGGCGGCTTCTTGCAGGTGTGGCGCATCGGCACCTCGGCGTATGTGAATGACGCTCGATGCTTTTTTGGTATGATGGGCAGCTCGTCGGCGTACGGTTCGGCATCCCCGAGTTCGCTCACCGACATGCTCGGGATTGGCTTTGACGCGGGCGACACCGTCTGGAGCGTCTACAACAACGATTCATCCGGCGTCCCGACCAAGACCCCGCTCCCGGCCGGATTCCCCTGCAACACCAACAACACCGATGTGATCGAGTTCGCCATGCGCGTGGCGCCCGCCTCGCAAACGGTCTACTGGCAGGCCACCAACCTGACGACCGGCGTGACCACCGTCGGCAGCATGACGGGCGACCTCCCCGTCGAAATCCTGTTGCAGCCGCACCTGAACGTGTCGAACGGGCCTTCTGCTGTCGCCGCCGGCGTCGACCTCATGCTGATGTACATCGAAACGGAGAACTGACATGACGGTCTGGACAATCTCCGTGCCGAGCGGGGTGATCTTCGAAAACGGCGTGCCGCTCCAGCAGGACGACAGCACGCCGGCGTATCGGCGCTACTTGACCTTCCTGCGCGCCGGGAACGGCCCAACCAAAGTGCCGGATGTAGAGCCATCCCTGCCGCGTATCGATGTGTCGGCCTGGCAGATTCGCAAGGCGCTCAACGCGGTGGGCCTGCGCAGCGCCGTCGACGACGCCGTGGCCGCCAGCAACGATATCGAGCTGAAGGACGGATGGCTGCACTCGCCGCGCTTCTACTCGGACAACGAGCTGGCTATCGCCATGGGCGCGAGCCTGGGCAAGACGCGCGAAGAGATGTACGCGCTGTTCGAACTGGCAGCGAGCCTGTAAATGGCTACCTTCGACAGCGGCGCCTTTGACAGCGGCGCCTTCGACACCGGAGCTGTCGCTGCTGCCCGTTACACCCTTACGGCGGAACCCGGTGTGTTCGGGCTGGCAGGCTCGACAGCATCCATTCGCGCCACCCGGAGGCTGGTCGGCAACGCTGCCTCGTTTTCGCTGTCGGGGACTGGTGTGACGCTGCGCGCCGCCCGCAAGGTGGCTGCTGCACCTGGTGTGTTCACACTGGTCAGCGCCGCGGCGTCGATAAGGGCCGCTCGCGCTCTTGCCGCTTTGCCCAGTGCGTTCGTCGTTGCCGGCCAAGGAGCTGCGCTTCGTGCAGCGCGCCGCATCCCCGTCGCGCCGGCGGCGCTCGCGCTGACCGGGTCGGATGCGCGGCTGACGGTGGCTCGCCGACTGACTACGGCCGCTGGTGCGTTCACGCTCACCGGTGGCGCGGTGCAGCTGGTGTACTCGCCAGCTGCCCAAGCCAACGTCCTCGTGACCCAAACAGGCCAGTTCCTGATGACGGGCTCCGCTGTCGGCATGCGCGTGACGCGCCGGCTGCCGGCAGGGCCCGGCAACTATGCACTTTCCGGAGCCGCCGCAACGATCCGAGTTGTCGTGGCGGGCGGGAAGATCGATATATCAAAAATTTCTCCGGCGCGCATCGTTGTCTTCGAGGGCAGCGGTAGCCGTGTCGTTCCTTTCGAAAGCAGCGGCAGCCGTGTCACTCCTTTCGGGGGCAGTGGGAGCCGCGTCGTTCCGTTCGAAGGCAGTGGAAGCAGAACAGTGAGGTTTCAATGAGTGCGATCGCACCAATCAAGGTTGGCGAGAAGTGGACGGTAAACCGGGATCCTGACGAGAAAAGCCATTACGCGGCTGACATCACGCCGGAACTAGCGGACCGGGCCACCACCGCAGTATCCGTCGAGTTGGTTCTGATCGGCGTGGTGCAGCTGGCGCCTCCAGAAATTCAAACGGCGATGTTGGGCGAGGTGCAGCGTACGTACGTTGTGGCGTTCCTTGGTGGTACCGACACTGATCCCCCGGACGGTTGGAAGTGGGTAGCCCGTGTGACCTGCGCAAACGGCGAGCGGTTCGACAAGACAACCTGGTTCAACAAGGTGGACCCATGATCAATATTGCAGACCTCCCGGCTGTGCGCGCGCAGCTCGAGCTTGACGCGGCGGCGAAGGACAAGACGGTGCCGACCGAGCACGCCTCAGCTGTCGAATACGCACGCGCGCCCGACGCCGGCACCGTGGCAACGACCGCCGGCCGCCCGCCGGCCATCCAGAGGAACACGCGATGATCGAACGATTGATTGTTGCGCCGGCGGCGCTGGCGGTGGCGCTGGTGGCCGCGCGACGCGCTGCGCGCACCAACGGCACGGCGCTCGACGCCGAGCTGACCGAAAAGATTCAAGGCATCACGGACGACGTCGAGCACGAAACCGGGCGCGCCCTGGTGCAGCAAACGTGGGCGCTGACGCTCGACCGATTCGATGGGGCGATCAAGTTGCCGCATCCGCCGCTCATCTCAGTAAAGCACGTGAAGTTTTACGACGCGGCCGGCCAGCTGCAAACCCTGCATCCGGACGACTACCAGGTCGACAGCGTCAGCGAGCCAGGCTACATCGTGCCGGCGCCGGGCAAGGCCTGGCCAGCAACCGCCGCGCGCATCAACGCGGTGGAAGTGCAATTCGTCTGCGGCTATGGCCCGGATGACGCCAACGTGCCGCCCGGGATCAAGGAATACATCCTGGGCATGGTCGAGAACCACTACTACCCGAACCCGAACGCGCAGTTTCTGTGCCGCCGGCTTGACCGGCACACGGTGTACTGATGGCGGCCCCAGTAAGGTTGGACGAACAGGTCACCATCGAGCAGCGCACGGTGCAGCGCGATCCTGATTACGGAACCGAGATCGAGGGCAGCGAAGGATGGGAGCCAGTGGCCGAGAAGATATGGGCCAACTGCCAGGACGTGCTGCCCAGCCGCGGCGAATCCACGGCGAACGGGCTGAAGACGGCGGTAACGCACACCAGGCTGCGCATCCAGATCGACTGGCGGATCACCGCCGCGATGCGGGTGACGCTGCACGACAAGGGTAGCCGGCGCATGCAGATCACTACCGAGGCGGCGCTGCTGGACGACCGCCGGCACATGGAATTTATGTTGGAGGGCTACTCGCATGGCTGATCAATCAATTTTCGGCGGCCGTGAGCTCAGCGACTTCCTGCAGCAGCTTCCGGCCAAGGTAGAAAAGAACATCATGCGCGCGGCTCTGCGCGCAGGGGCTAACGAGTTCAAGGAAGAGGCGAAGCTGCGCGTTCCTGTTGACGAAGGCGACCTGAAGGCAAGTATCCGTGTGACCACGAATACGAAGCGGGGCACTGTTTATGCGAAGCTGAAAGTGGGCGGCAAGCGCGCGCCCCACGCCCACCTGGTGGAGTTCGGTACTGCGGCACACAAGATCACGGCAAAGCCGCAGCACGCGCTGTCCTTCAACGGCATCGTGGTGCGCGAGGTCGACCACCCGGGCGCCAAGGCGCAGCCATTCATGCGGCCAGCGGCAGATAGTCGGCCACCGCAAGCTGTCGCGGCTGTCGCCGCCAAGATCCGCGAGCGGTTGACGAAAGAAAACATCAACACGCCGGCACCGGAGGAACGATGAGCGTGAAAGTCATTCGCGCACTGCTGGTCGGCGCCGCCGCGGTCACCGCGCGCGTCCCGAATGAGCCGGATCGGATCGTGGTGGGAGACATCCCCGCCGAAGCGCCGCTGCCGGCGATCGGCATCAAGGAAGTGAGCTGTGTGCCGGTGGGCGCCATCGACGCGCAGGCCGAATTCTCGGTCGTCACCAGCCGCGTCCAGGTGACCTTGGTCGGCAAGCCCTATCCGGACGTGAAGGCCCTGGCCGACGCGGTGCGGCGGGCCTGCAACTTCCAGCGCGGCCAGATTGCCGGGGTCGACGTCATCAGCGTGCTGCGCGACACCGTCGGCCCCGACCTGGGCGACCTGGCCGGCAACAGCATCAAGAGCGTCGATTTCAAGGTCACGTACCACGAACAGAACTAGCAGTACCCACTTCAAACCCGCCCGCAACGCTTTCCGCTTGCGGGCTTTTTTATGCCCAAAGGAGAAACATGGGAATCGCAAGCGGAGTTTACAAACAGGTCACCTACAAACCGGAGACCACCTACGGCGTCGCGCCGGCAGCGGCCAGCGCGCAATCGATGCGCCGGGTCAGCTCGTCGCTGAGCCTGTCGAAAGACACCTATCAGTCCGGCGAGATCCGCCCCGACTTCCAGGTCGCCGACTTCCGGCACGGCCTGCGCAAGGTGGGCGGCTCGATCAGCGGCGATCTGTCGGCCAAAACCTATGCCGATTTCATCGCCGCGGCGCTGAAGAAGGACTTCGTCGCCGGCGTCAGCGCCGTAGGCGTGTCGATCACGATCGGCGGCACGGCCGGCGCCTGGACCCTCACCCGGGCCGCTGGTTCCTGGCTGACGGACGGCGTGAAGGTCGGCGACGTGGTGCGCGCCACCGCCGGTGGTTTCAACGCGGCGAACCTGAACAAGAACGTCCAGGTCACCGCGCTCACCGCCACGGTGCTGACTGGCGTGGTCCTGAACGGCTCGGCGCTCGTCACCGAAGGCCCGATCGCCACGGCAACCGTCGCCGTCATCGGCAAGAAAACGATGATCCCGCAGGCCGGGCACACCGACAAATCGTTCGCGATCGAGCACTGGCACCCGGACGTCCCGGCCAGCGAGCTGTTCACCGGCTGCAAGGTGTCGAAGGTCACGTTCACCTTGCCGGCAACCGGCATGGCCACCGTCGCCGTCGAGTTCACCGGCCGCGACGCTGCCGGCACCGGCGCCCAGTACTTCACCAGCCCGACGCCGGTCACCGTCACCGGCACCATGGCGGCGGTCAACGGCGTGGTCAAGGTCGGCACCGCGACCGGCGGCACGATCACGAGCGCGAGCATCGAGATCTCGGCCGCGCAATCGAGCGAGCCGGGCATCGGTTCGAACGTCGCCGAGCAGGTGGCCACCGGCCGCGTCATCGTGACCGGTCAGATCACGGCCAAGTTCGATTCGACCGCGCTGCGCGATGCTTTCTACAACGAGACCGAAGTGTCGGCCTACCTGGCCTTCACGGCGGACAACTCGCCGAGCTCGGACTTCATCGCGTTCAGCATGAACCGCCTGAAGGTCAACGGCGCCGACAAGGACGACGGCGAGAAGATCCTGATCCAGACCATCCCGTACCAGGCGCTGCTGAACACTGCCGGCGGCGCCGCGGCGGCCACCGACCTGACCACCATTTCGGTGCAGGACTCGGCCGCTTAAACCCTTTCGCCGCTTTGTGCGGCAACCCAGGCACCGGCGGGCCGCTGTCTCCTTTCGCGGGAGCGGCGGCCGGCGCGGGCACATTTTTTACCACTCGCGAAAGAGAAAACCATGAACACCATGAACACCGCTCAGCCTTCGAACCTGCTGTACAAACTGGTCGACACCCTGGACATCGACGCCTACGAAGACATCGCCGTCGGCAAGCTGACCCTGACCGATCCGAAGACCGGTGCGCCCACCAGCTCCGTCATCGAACTGGCCAGCCCGGAGCACGAATCGCGCAAACGCATCGACCTGGCCCGCACGCGCCGCCTGCGCGCCGAGTTCGCCAACAACGGCAAGCTCAACGCCACCGACCCGCTGGACGACATCGAAGACGAAACCGACTACCTGGTGGCGTCGACGCTGGGCTGGAACCTGACCCGCGGCGGCGTGCCGATCGAGTTCTCGCCAGCGAACGCCCGCGCCCTGTACACCGACCCGAAAAAGCAGTGGCTGCGCGCCCAAGTGCTCGCCGGCATCCGTAAGACCGAGCTTTTTATCACGGACTCCGCGAAAGCCTAGTGGAGTGCTGCCGGGCCGAGTACGAGCTTCTGGCTCGGCAAGGTGACGGCGCCACACTACGGGCCCACCTGCAGCGTGTGGCAAAAAACACGGGCGAGGTCGATCCTCGCCTGAGCATCCAGTGGCCGAAGCTGGGCCTCCCCCTGTGGGAGGCCTTCAAGCGGCTCGATCGCCAGCCAGTGATGGAAGGGATCGGGCCAATCACCATGGTCGGCATCCAGGCGTACCAGTCGCTGTATCGCGTTCGCTTCACTGAATGGGAGCTCGAGGTCCTCCAGATGTTCGACCGGATCGCTCTCGAATCCGCTTCCAAGCACTGATGCAACATTTGTCAGCAGCTAAGCGAGAAATCACTTCGCCGCCTACGGGTGGCTTTTTTATCGGGCCGACACATGATCATCAGCGAAATGGAAATCCGGCTGCGCGCCGACATCGCCCGGCTGCAGCGTGACATGGATTCCGCCCGTCAGGTCGTGGGAAATGCCACGGCAGGAATGGAGCGTGCAGCGGCGGCAGCGAAGGCTGCGCTCGCTGGTATTGCCGCAGGCCTGGGCGGGCGGGAGCTCGTCCGCATTACCGACGAATACACCAAATACACGGCACAGCTTAAGCTGGCCACCGGGTCGGAGCGCGAATACGCCCAAGCCAGGTCTGACACCCGACGTATCGCAAACGGCGCTCAGCAGGATCTCGGCGCGACTGGCATGCTGTACGCAAGGATCGCGAACGGGACCCGCGAGCTCGGTGTCGCGCAGTCCCGGGTTGCCGATATCACCGAAGTCGTGAACCTGGCCCTGAAGGTCTCAGGTGCAGCCGCCTCCGAGTCGGCATCCGCCCAGCTGCAGCTATCGCAAGCGTTCGCCTCTGGTACCTTGCGGGGTGAAGAATTCAATGCTGTGAACGAAGCGGCTCCGCGCCTTATGAAAGCATTGGCTGACGGTATGGGCATGCCGGTCGGGGCCCTCAAGAAAATGGCCGAAGAAGGCAAAATCACGTCCGGAATCATGGCGGAGGTCTTGCCAGGTGCCCTGACCAAGCTGCGCGAAGAATCGAAGGAAGTCCAGACTATTTCTGGCGCTTTCACGGTGCTACGTAACAACGTCATGGAATTTGTCGGCGTGCAGGCCCAAGCAAATGGTGCCGTTGCCGCATTGACCGGCGGTCTTACGCTTCTGGCAGATAACCTGGCTCTGGTCGCCGGCACGGCGTTGACTATCGGCGCCGCCAAGCTCGGTAGCATCATAGGCGAATGGGTGGCGTCCACCTACCGTCAAGTGACTGCGGCGGTGGCGCTGCGCGCAGCGACCATCGCTTCGGCTGAAGCTGAAGTAGCCAGCACCGGCGCGAAGCTTGCTCAATTGAACAGCACCCAAGCAATGATTGTGGTCGCCCGAGAGGAGGCGGCAGCGAAGCTGGTGAGCTCGAACGCGAATATCACGGCGGCCCGAACTGCAATCGCGGCAGCGGAAGCGGCTGGCGCACAGAGCTTCGCACTTCGCACTGTCCGCCTTGCCACGGCAGAACTGACGGTGGCTGAGGCGCAGCGCTCTGCAATGCTCGCCGAGCTGGCGATTCTCGGCCGCCAACAGGCCTCGGTGTCAGCCCAAATTACCGTTGCGACAGCCGCGCAAGCAGCTGCGCAGACTGGACTGAACGCAGCCACTGGCGCTGGCATTGGTAGCGCGGGCCTGGCTTCGCGTGCGTTGGGATTTCTTGGCGGTCCAATTGGCGCAGTTATTACGCTGCTCGGCCTTGCCGCCACCGCCTGGATGGTTTGGGGCAACAAGTCGAAGGAGGGAAATGAGAAGGCGGCCGAATCGTTCGACGAGGCGCATTCGCGCATCATCAAAGGCTTGGATGAGCAAATCGCGAAGAACGAAAAGCTGCTCCAGATGCGAAACCTCGGTGCGACCAAGAGTGAGGCAGAGAAAGCACTGCCATTTGTGACGCAACTCGCTGCGGCGTCTGAACGGCTGAACCAAATCAACAACCGGACGGGCGAGTTCGCCAGCCAGAGCAATACCGAGGTCGAGCTCGAGCGAATCAAGGTACTGCGCGCCATTACCGAGCAGACCGAGAAAATGGCGGCTGCTGAAAAGGGTAGCGCGGCCGTTTCGGCAAACTCCGTCGCAGAGCGAGTCGCTGCCTTCAAAAAAGAACACGCGACCAAGCAGGAGCAGATGGCTGCCGAGCTCAAGGCTATCGCGGACTTGAAGGGCAAGACCGGCGAGTACGCCGAAATGGAGCGGCGGATCCGCGAAAAATATGCGGACAAAGGGGCAGCCGCCGCTCTGAAGCAGGAACAAACCGCCTACTCGAACCTGATTACTTCGATCCACGAGAAGCTGGCGGCCAACGACCTGGAGCTGAGCGGCTACGACAAGCTGTCTGAGTCGCAGAAGATGACGATCAAGCTGGACGCCGCGATCGGCACCGGCAAGAGCAAGCTGAGCGCCGAGCACGTCAAGGAAACGCGCGCCATGATCGCCAAGGTCGAAGCGCAGGAACAGGCCATCGAGGCGCAGCAGCGCACGGCCAAGTGGGCCGAGATCGAGGCAAAAAACGATTCTGACCACTACGACCGGCTGCGCGCCAGCACGGCCGCCATCGACGACCGGATCAAGCAGATGGAACGCGAGATCGAGACGTACGGTCTTACCGAGTCAGCGGCGATCGAGATGGAAAAGGCGAAGCTTGAGGCCAAGCTCGCACTCGGCCCGGCGACCTATGCAGAGCTGATCGCGCTGGACGAGCAAATCGCGAAAATGGGCAAGCTGGCGGAGCTGGCCAAGAACAAGGAGGTCTTGGACGCAAGTAAGAAGGCGGCTGATCAAATCGTCGAAGATCAGAAGCGGGTTTGGGGCGACGTCGAGCGCACTGCGCACGACACCTTCATCAGCATTTTCGACAGCGGCAAGTCTGCGTTCGACCGCCTGAAGGACGCCCTGAAGAATGGCTTGCTCGACCTGCTGTACCAGATGACGGTCAGGAAGTGGATCGTCAACATCAGCGGCCAGGTCAGCGGCCAGGGCGGCTTGACGCAGGCGGCAAGCCTGTTCGGTGGCTCTGGCAGGGACGGCAGTGCGTTGGGCAACGCCATGAGCCTGGTCAGCATGGGCAAGACGATCTACTCCGGCTTCACAGGCGGCATTGCCAGCTCGCTCGGTGGATGGGTATCGTCCGCCGGCAGCATGTTCGGATCTACGGCCGCAACCGCGTTCGGCACCGGGATGAGTTCGCCTGGTGCGGCGGCGATCATGGGCGAGTTGGCGAGCGGAGCAGCGGGCGCCTCGACCGGGACGGCGGCCGCAGGCAGTGCTGCAGCCGGCGCCAGTACCGGCGCCTATGCCATTCCGATCGCAGGATGGATCGCAGCTGGCATGGCCTTGTCGAACTCGCTCTACAAGCAGGGCTGGAACGCCGAGAACGGCTCGCTAACCGACTCTCTCGGCGGCAAGGCGATCATGCCTTTCAACGCTCCAATGCTGCACCTGAATCAGGGCCTCCAGAAGCTGGGCTTGAGCAACAGCTTGGCCAACATGCTATCCGGCGCCTCGACGGTATCTGCCCTGTTCGGCCGCAAGGATCCGAAGGTCGAGTCCCAAGGGCTGCGCGGCACAGTCAGCGCCTCCGGCTTCGACGGCGACACCTACGCGAATATCGTCGAGAAAGGCGGCCTGTTCCGCAGTACCAAGCGCTACACCACGGGAACGCCGCTGAGCAGCGACCAGGATGCAACCCTCGACGGTACCGTTCAAGCGATGATCCAGGCCGTGAAAGGCTTCGGCTCGGCGATGGGCCTTGAAACGTCCGTCATCACCGGCTACACGAAGGCGATCACGCTCGAGCTCGGCGCCGACGAGGCAAAGAACCAGGAGGCGATCGCCAAGATGTTCGGCGAGATCGGCGACGAGCTATCTCTCCGCTTGGTGCCGTCGATCGCGTCTCTCGGCAAAACCGGTGAGACCGCGTCGGCGACGCTGCAGCGGGTAGCGTCCGACTATGCCGCGGTCGACTCGGCACTGTCGTCCATCAGCAAGCAGTTCGGCCAGGTGGGCGTTCAGTCGCTCACCGCGCGCGAGCACATGGTAGATCTGTTCGGTGGCGCCGATGCATTCATGCAGTCGACTGCCGCGTATGCACAAAACTTCCTGACGGAAGCCGAGCGCATGAAGCCCGTGGCGGACGCGCTGTCGGTGGAAATGTCGCGGCTGGGGCTGGTCAGCGTCACGACGCGCGCGCAATTCAAGCAGGTAATCGACGGGCTGAACGTGAGCACGGACGCAGGCGCCGCCCAGTACGCCGCCTTGATGAAACTGGCCGAGGCGTTCGCTGCGGTGCACCCTGAAACCGAAGAAGCAACCAAGGACTTGACGTCATACCGCTCCGCGCTCACGGATGCCTACAACGCCGAGTCCGAAGCGCTGAAAGCGACGATCGACCGCATGGGCTCATTCGCATCGAGCCTGCGCAGCATGCGTGACAGCGCGCTGCTGGGCAACCTGTCGCCGCTGTCGCCGCAGCAGAAGTACGCCGAGGCGAAGTCGCAATACGAAGCGGTGCTGTCGGCCGCCCGTGGCGGCGATGAAGGCGCCCAGTCGAACTACCAAAGCGCGTTCACCTCGTTCCTCGAGGCGTCGCGCGCGGTTTTCGCCAGCAGCAGCCAATACCAGACGGACTTCGCCTACGCGCAGACCGCGACGGAGGAGGCTGCACGCTGGGCTGAGGCGCAGGTCGACGTCGGCCAGGCCCAGCTGGACGTCCTGAAGTCCCAAGTCTCCGGGATCATCGAGATCAACAAGTCGGTGCTGTCGGTGCGTGATGCGCTGATCCAGTACCAGGCCGCGCTGGGCGGGAACACCGTGCCCCTGACCGCCGTGGCGCCGCCGGTCAACACGCCGATCCCGTACAGCTCGTACGGAACGTCGAACACCGAAGCACTGGTGGCCGAAGTGAAGGCGCTCCGAACTGAGGTGTCGGGTCTGCGCGGCGATCAGCAGCAGCAGACTGGCGCGTCGATCACCGCCAACGCCTTGGCGTCGGAGGCATCGGCACAGCGCGTTTCCAGCGCCGTGAAGATGGCAATGCTCCAGGCGAGCGCAAACGGAAGGGTATCCCCTGAATGACTGATGCTCAATTTACGGACTGGCTGAAAAGCCAGGCTGCGCGTCGTTGCGTCCTCATCGAGGTGGCGCCGCAAATCGGTGGCGTGGAGTCCGTCGTCTACTTGGCGACGAAACCATTCACCACCGGCCCCGGCGAGGCGCCGGCCAACACGACCTATCTCCCGATCGCTACCGTCGGCACGCTGTTCACCGAGAGGCTGCTGCTCGAAGGTGACGGCTCGCTTTCGGCTGGCGACCTGGAGATCGACAACATCGGCGGTGAGCGTGATGCCTGGGCCGGCACCAGCTACGTCTGGGCCAACCGCTCCATCAAGGCCTACATCGGCGACGTGCGCTGGCCGCGCGCGGACTTCCGCATGATCTTCAATGGCATCGTGGCCGACATTGCGCCGCGCGGCCGCAGCAAGCTGGCCCTGAAGCTGCGCGACAAGCTGCAGCGCCTGAACACCCCGATCAGCGAAGCGAAGCTGGGCGGAACCGGGGAGAACCAGGACGCGCTCCGGCCTGTCGCTTTCGGCCAAGTGTTCAACGTGACGCCGCTGCGCACGAGCACGGGGACGCTCGACTATCAGGGGCATGATGGATCGAGCGAGGGCATCATCGAGCCGCGTGACAACGGCGCGCCGCTGATCGGCGGCGAGTACACGACGAACCCTGCAGGGGGTACGTTCACCCTGGGCGATCAGCCGGCCGGCGCCGTGACAGTCTCGTTCCGGGGCGACAACGTCGGCGGATACCGGGAAACCGTGGCGCCGATCATCAAGCGCATCGTCACTGCCTATGGCAAGGCGTCCGACCGGTTCAGCGATGCCGACATCGACCTGGTCAATTTTTCCACCTTTGATTCGGGTCACCAACAGGGTGTCGGCCTGTATTCATCTGATAGGTTGAACGTGCTTACCGCGTGTCAAATGCTGGCTGGCAGCCTCGGCGCTCAGCTGGTGATGTCCCGCCTCGGCCTGCTCCGGATCGTGCAGCTTGCACTTCCAGGCGTGGGCACTCCGTTCGTCATCGGGCCCGAGCACGTCGTCCACACAAAGCAAGGCGAGAGCACGCTGCAGCCGACCGGCCGCACAGCTGCCGTCGGCGCGGTCAAGCTGGGCTTCTGCAAAAACTGGACCGTGCAGGAGGCTGGCACGCTGGCCGGCCTTCCCGATCGGCACAAGGATCTGTTCTCCACCGAATGGCGAACCACGACCAAGTCCGATGCTGCGACGCTGGCCAAGTTCAGGTTGAACGCCGAACCGGTGCAGCAGGACACAATGTTGCTGACGCGCGCGGACGCGGGGGCGGAGGCGCAGCGGCGGCTCGACCTCTGGAAGGTGCCGCGTACCACATACGAGTTCGACGGCGTGCCCGAACTGCTGCAGCTCGAACTCGGCCAGGCCGTCACCGTCTACAACCCGCGCTTCGGCATGGCCGCCGGCGTGCCGGGCATCGTTATTTCACTCGCGCCTGACTGGAACACTGGGCGCGTCAAAGTAGGGTTCCTCGTATGAGCGGAGTACTGAACGACTGCGACGCGCTGCTGCAGGGATCTGTCATTCGCTTTGTCAATCCGAATGCTGCGCTTGCCTCTGCCATTGGTGCCGCCCAGGGCGCCGCTGACGCCGCCGCGCAGGCTGCGGCCACGGCGAATGCTTTACTGGAGGACATCGCCAGCGATAGCAAACTCACGCCGAGCGAGAAGCCTGAAGCCGTCGCCAAGCGCGACGCGATCCTGGCCGAACAAGCTGGCATCGAGGCTCAAGCCACTGGCCTGTCGATAACGACCGAAAAAACAGCATATACCGCAGCGGTTACCGCGCTGAGTACCTATCTCGGCACCTTGGCAGGGTGGAACACGATCCCCGGCTCGACGGTCAACATCGTCGGTGCAGACTTCCGGGCGAAGTTCGCGGACGTGTACGCGAAGCGTCAGGCACTCCTGAACAAGATCACCGCCACCATCCAGGCGAACGCGGCCGCAGCAAAAAGCACGGCTGATTCCGCGGCGCAGGCGGCAGCGACGGCGCAGGGCGTGGCAGACGCCGCCAACGTCGCGATCAGCGATATGACGCGCGACGATCTGCTGTCGCCTGCCGAGAAGCCGTCGGAAAATCTGCGGTGGATAACAGTCGTTGGCGAGCGGCCCGGGATTGACGCCCAGGCCGCGGCGCTCGGGATCGACGCCGAGCGTACTGCTTATGTGAACTCCTACAACGCGCTCAGCACCTACATCGGCGGTCTGGGGGCGGGCTTCGCGACCATCCCAGGGTCGACGATCAGCATCGTGGGCGCGACCTATCGGACAAACTTCAAGAACTACTTCGATGCGAAGCAGGCCTTGCTCAACGCGATCGCGGCGAAGTCTGCCACGACCGCAAATTACGACAGCGTGACCGGCCGTCCCTACGATGTTTCGAATCTCGTCAAGAAGGGGACATTCGAGGATGGTTCGCTGGGCACTTGGAGTAGCGGGTTCGTCGAGGCGGTATCGTCAGCAGGGACCTCGTATAAGAATCAGCTGACTACTGTCGCGCGCGATGTAATTGAGAGCGGCAATAAATTCCCGGTAACTCCTGGCGAAAAACTGTACTTCCTCGCGAACCTAAATGCGCTGGTCACAGGCTTCACGTGTGCGTTTGGCGTGGTTGCGTACGACAAGAACAATGTCGCCATGTATTGCCAAGTTTGCTATAGGTCACCTGGGCAGGGATTTGGACTGGTCGAGGGCGTATTGACTGTTCCAGCAGGGGCTGTTGCGGCTACACCCTGGCTACAACAGGACGGGCCACCTGGGTTCACTGGAAACTATCTCGGTGCAAACGGTCTGTGGATCGGGCGGCATGCGCTCGGGGCGACTGTCGGCGCTCCTGCCGGCACGAATGTGGGCAGCACTCCGGCAACGACCATTGAAGCAAATGCCAACGGGGCGGCAACCGCCATCCTGTCTACATTCTCGGCGTCCCTTAATGCTGGCTCAATGACGGGCAATTTCGCCAGCGGCACCCGCACTCTCGGGAGCCGAACATTGACGTTCTCCGGGGGCACCGGGCCTTACAGCGCCGTGTCATGGGTCATCACCGGAGACGTGGGCGATGGCGTCAACTTCCTCAAAATTTCCGGCGACGGCACCAGCACCGTGACCGTGACCGCCGCCGGCAATAACGTCAACCTCAAAGCAGTGGTTACTGGCAGCGGCATCGACGCCAACAACCGGCTCGCGAAAGTGTCGTTCATTGTCAATGTCAACCTTGGGACGCCAGCATGATCGAATCTTTTGCTGAGTACGAGCCGGAAACCGGGCGCGTCAACCAGTGCATGATTGTCGAGCACCCGATTCAGGGCAATCCGTTCGACCAAGCCTTCGACTATCTGGCGCTTCCAGGCCCTTTCGACTGGTCCGGGCAAGGCTCACCGACCCAGGAACTCTTTGTCGTAGATGGACACCTGGAGTGGGTCGAAACCGCGCCACTTGAACAGCTGCGCACCGACAGAAGCCGCGCCATAAACGCCTGGAAGCTGGAGGCGAACAACACCTATTTCGAGTTCGCCGGCGAGCAAATCTCGTTCAAGGACTCGGACCGCATCGAGATCCAGGCCGTGCACAACTGGGTGACGTTGACCAACACCATGCCGACATGGGCGGACTGGCCCGGCGCTTGGAAGGCCATTAGCAACCGCTGGGTGCCGCTGCCCGATGTCGATACTTGGAAGGCCTTCACCTTGGCCATCGCCGAGCGCGGTACAGCCCACTTCAAGCGCGCGCAGCAGCTGAAAGCGACGCTTGCGGTGGCGGCGACACCCGAAGAAATAGCAGCAATCACTTGGTAAAGAGGACGCATGCCAAACCTGAGAATCGTTTCGGACAACGCGCTCGAGCGCGCCACGGCGCTGACCGCGTCGAGCACCGCCGGCGCACTGGCCGCGGCGAACCTGGCTAACTGGAAGAAGTCGAGCTTCTGGCGCGCCACCGGCACCAGTGCGCGCATCACGGCGCTGTTCGCCACGCCCGAGCCGATCCAGTTCACCGGCTTCCCGTTCTGCAACTGGTCGCCCACGGCCATGATGCGGGTGCGCGCCAGCAGCGAGGCGGCCGCCACGAACCTGGTGCGCTACTCCGCGGCGTTCGATAACGCCGCCTGGACCAAGACCGGCGTCACGGTGACGGCGAACTACGGCGCCGCACCGGATGGCACAAACACTGCCCAGCGCCTGGTGTTCTCTGGCTCCGGCCAGTCTGTGTCGCAGGGCACGGGCCTGGGCACGGGCCTGGCCTGTTCCGGGTCGGTTTGGGTCAAGGGTGTCGCTGGGCAGACGATCACGGTGACGGCCGGCGGCATCGACCAGCTGTTCGTGCTCAGCACCGCCTGGCAGCGGCTGCAGGCGTCCGGAAAGACATCCACGTCGGCGAACTTCGCGATCACGACCACCGGCGGCGCCACCGCGCGTGACATCCAAGCCTGGGGCGCCCAACTTGAGACGGGCGCCGTCTGCACCAGCCACATCCCGACGGCTAGCGCGGCGGCGGCGCGCACGGCTGGCTTCATCGATGCCTGGCAGAGCTATGACTACGACAGCGGCATGGTGCCGGCCTGCCCGTGGCCGGCGGCCAAGCTGCGCGGCTACACCGCGGCCCAGGCTGCGAGCGCCTACGCCTACGGCGGCGGCACCTACGCGCGCCACTGGCTGCCGACCGAGATTGCGGCGCTCGGGCTCGCGGTCGACATCGCCGACCCAGGCAACGTACAGGGCTACCTCGAGGCGGCCTGCATGGTGGCCGCCCCGTATTGGTCACCGAAGTACAACGCGTCGGCGATATCGGTGACGCCTCTTGACGGCTCGGAATACGTGACCACCGGCGGCGGTGACACATGCGGCGAGGTGGGCTTCATTTCGGGCGAGGTCAGCATCGACCTCACCTACATGGAGGAGCCGGACCGCGCTGCAGTGATGGGCATGGCGCGCAACAGCGCTGTCTACCCGCTGCTGGTCAGCGGCTTCCCGAATGACCTCGATCCGTCCCGCGAACGCGCCCACATGCTTTATGCAACAAGGTCGAAAAGCAGTGCGATCGCCCTGAAGTACGCGGCCGCCTATACAACCAGCATTACTTTCAAGGAGGTTTGATGAAGCGCTCAGGAATTGTCACGGTCCGGCTCACCAGCCGGTGGCCGTACAACCCGCTCAGCCTGGCTGTCGGGGTTTGCGCTGGCTCGCGCCAGTTCTCGCACTCGATCACGATCATTGGCGACCGCGCCTATGAGGCGTCGATGGTGCATGGCTGCCGGGCGGGTACGGTCGACCAGCTGATGGAAGGCATCGTGGTCTACCGAGACATGCACGTGATCGTGCCCGACGTCGACGCAGCGCGCGCCTTCGCCGAAGCGCAGTGCGCACCGCCGCCGCCGGCTAAGCCCAAGAAGTACGACTTCCGCGGCGCCGTCGGCATACCGCTCACCTACTCGGTGGACTGGGCCGACGATGACCGGTGGTGGTGCTCCGATCTGACCTTCGCTATCGTTGTCGCCGGCGGAACCCGGCTGTTCGACCCGGCGATGATGAAGCGGGTCCGCCCGATCGACCTGCACATGGTCGACTACCCCAAGTCAGAACTGATGCGCGCGTGAGCCGCACAGCACCAGAAACCAGCAAACCAGGCCGCCTCGAGCGGTTTTTTTACGCCCAACCATAAGGCACTCATGCTCGAAAAACCACCGCACCAGCCGATTTTCATCAGCGACTTGGCGACGCTACTTACCTGGGCGTGGGTCGTGGCCCTGTCCCTGCTCGGCGGCTTCGTGTCGTTCTACCAGAAGCTGCGGGCCGGCCACGTGCGCGCCTGGAACATCACCGAGTTTATCGGCGAGCTGGCGACGTCGGCCTTCGTCGGGATCATCACCTTCAAGCTGTGCCAATGGCAGGGCTTCTCGTCCGACCTGGCGCCGGCGCTCGTCGGCATCACCTCGCATATGGGTTCGCGCGCGCTCTTCAAGGCCGAGGCCAAGTTGAGCGCCTGGGCTGACACCAAATTCCCATCTACCCAACCACCGAAGGAGCCGCCCCATGAAGGCTAATTTCCAACTGAGCGCGCGTTCACTCTCGCGCCTGGACGGCGTGCACCCGGACCTGGTCAAGGTCGTTAAGCGTGCCATCGAGATCACCGACATCGACTTCGCCGTGACCGAAGGCGTGCGCTCGGCGGCGCGCCAGCAGCAGCTGGTGGCCGCCGGCGCCTCGCAGACCACGCGCTCGCGCCACCTGCCGACGGCGAACAAGTGTGGCCTGTCGTGCGCGGTCGACTTGGCGGCGATGGTCGGCACCGAGGTGCGGTGGGACTGGCCGCTCTATCCGAAGCTGGCCAAGGCCATGAAGGCGGCAGCGGAAGAGCTGCGGGTGCCGATCGAATGGGGAGGCGACTGGAAATCGCTGGTCGACGGCCCGCACTTCCAGCTCACGTGGAAGGCGTACCCATGAAGCTGCCGATCATCCCGGCGCAGTACAAGGTGGCCGCCGGCGCTGCGGCCCTGGTGCTGGCGCTGGCCAGTGCAGCGACCGCGGGTGCTGTCGCCAATGGCTGGCGCCTGGCTGCCGCACATCAGCGCGAGCTGGCCAGCGAAACCAGCAAGCGCACTGCGGTGGAGAAGACGCTGCTCGAGCAGAGCGCCGCGGTCGACAAGCTGGGTGCCGAGAAGCGCGCCGCTGACGAGCGCCGCCAGGTGGCCGAGAAGTTCGCCGCCGCCGCAATCGCACGCACGCAGAACCGCAGCGCTGCCGTCGCCGCCAGTCAGGCGCCGGACTGCGACGGCGTGATGCGCGAAGCCTGGGCAGGCTGGAAATGAGGGCGCTGATCCTTTGCCTGCTCCTGGCCGGTTGCGCGGTTGAGCAGCGGAAGGTTCCGATACCAGTAACAGTCGGCTGTGTCGGCGCTGTGCCGGCGCGCCCGGTCAACACGTTCGGCACCGGCGCCTACCCGGGCAACAAAGCTGCCGCGCAGGCGGCCCTGATCGACGCGACCGCGTGGGAAGGCTACGCCACGAAGCTGGAAGTCATCGTTGCTGGGTGTCCTTCGGCGCCCGCCGCGCCCCCGGCAGGGCCAGCACCCGTGCCGCCACCTCCGCAGGCACCCCGCTGAGCGCCAGCATGGTAGACGCCTCCAGCCAGGTGATCTCGGGCAGCAGGATCAGGGCCAGGTCGACCCGGCTGGCAGTGGCAGTGTCGGTGCGCGGAGTCATGCCAAAATGGTGCATCGGCACCGGTGCAGCGACTTCGATATGACGCAAATGAAAATGGCCGCGAGGCTCGTTTAGAGCACTCCGGCCATTGTCGATATTATCGCAGCGATAATATACAGTACTGTTGTTGCATACAGCTTTCACTGTAAGCCTTTGATTCTATTGGTCGGGGCGAGAGGATTCGAACCTCCGACCCCGTGCACCCCATGCACGTACGCTACCAGGCTGCGCTACGCCCCGACTAGCCAGCAATT